TTTGGTAATGCCATAGATATTCACATCAGTATTTTTATTTATGACCTCATTAGAAGAGGTTATCAAGCACATCGATAATACCACTAAAAATATTTCTGCTCGTAAATTGATCTGTAGTATTATCCGTATTTGCGGGTACAGTCATGCCATCTAAAACACCAGGATCATCAAACTTGCCTTTAGCATAGAATCTATATCTTTCATAGTAAAATGCTATACCCAATGACATAACTTTTGCAGAAGCATTATTTAATTGCACAGATCCAATATTATATGGATATACATTATCAAGTTTCCAAGCAGCAGTCAAATCATATTGTCTTGCTACTAAAACACTTGATGAACCATTATCCCTAATAGCACGAATCAATTTTGGATCTTCCACACCAAGTTTGCCGCCACCTCTTTCCCATTTGTAAATGTACATCTGAGGGCAAACGTAATCATCATAATATCTTGTGTATTGCTCACTATCACTTGCCATCATAGATGTCCATCTCTCAAAGAAATTCCTAGTATATTGAGAGCGCGGCATGATAAAATTCATCTGCAACTGACTATATGCAGTATTTGTTGCATATTTGAATGGAGATCCTACATACGGAGTCTGACCAGTGGTAATCTGTTTACTAGGTAGATTAATATTATCTGCATAATAGTCTAACATCCAATCGAGATCGTTGTTCTCAATCTCTAGTTTGGATGAAGACACTTGATTATTTTGTCTCCTCATCATTCTGGGAGTTGTGAATCTCACAGAATATAGATTTGTCGTACTAGGAGAATTGAACTTACCCTTAGTCTCCGACAAAAATCGTTGAAATGAGTTATACCTCGCTCCTTGTTTATTTGGAATGCCCATTAGATTTTAAGTTCTTTTTCTGTGATTAACATAAATTCCCATCCATTATCTACACAAAACTCAGTTGCTGCTTTCCATTTTGCTTGATTAACAGCATAAGTCACAACTTCATTGATATATTTTTTGGTATGTCTTTTTTGAGTCTTTGGTTCTTTCGTTTGTTTGAAAGGTTTCACTTCAACAAGATATTTTTTATTAGCGATCTTCACATAAAAGTCGGGAAAATATCTATGTCGCTTACCATCAACAGGTGAAGTATATGGAATAATTATCTCTTCACTTCCCCATTCAGAAACTGAGGGGGTGATATCACACCATTTCATAAATTTATACTCCCATGAGGAGCGATAAATGACATTATTAGGGTCACCTTTATACTTCCTTGGGAAGGAAACACGGTACTTACCTTGATATCTCATAAATACATAGAGGTCACACAGTATTTAGGTGTAATTTTGGCAGGAAAAATATTCACATACCCATTGAGGGCACCTGTTTCTGGGAAAACTGCAGCAGATAACCCAACTGAGGTGATTGACTATGTAGTATTTCAAAGGAAACGTATCAAATACAAAGATGGGGGAAAACCCTACTATGGTTTGAATGTTCCTAATAATAAGGCAGAGTTTAAAAAGAATGATTTTAAGGTATACATTGCTATGCCACAAAACATTCAAACTGCATATCAACCAACATATCGTCAATTGAATATTGGCGTTGGTGGTAGAGCATTGATCCAATCTCTTGGTTCTGGTAATGATTATGAAAAGTTAGCAGAAACTTTAAAAGATGCTGCAAATGCAGCACTGCCAGAATTTACTATTGGCACCTTTGCTCAAGCAGCACAGGGTGCATCACAGTTCTTAGGTCTTGCTGGACAAATTGATGCTAACTCTATTGTTGAACTAACTCAAGGAAGAGTTTTCAACCCATATACAGAACAATTGTTCAATAACATGCAGTTCCGTCAGCATAATTTTTCTTTCAAAATGCTTGCTCGTAATGAAAAGGAATCGAAAGAAATTCAAAGTATTATTAGATATATGAAGACAGGTGCAGTACCTAGATATGGTACAGATAGTGATAGGGATGTAGATAACGCAGATAGATTCTTTGAAGTACCTGATAAGTACGATATTAAATTTATTCGTGTTAATCCAAACACAGGAGCAGTTGCAGAAAATCTACACTTCAAAATTCACACATCTGTTTGTTCTGGAGTTAGTGTAAACTACACTCCAGATGGTCAATATAATGCAATCAAACCAGAAGGGCAATCTGCTGTATGGAATGGTGCTCAGGGAACTGTTGAGGGTTCACCACTACAAGTTCCTGCAGTTGTACTGAATATGAGTTTTACCGAGACTCAGTTTGTAACACAGAGAGATGTTGTAAGAGGGTACTAAAATGGCAGGATATTTTTCTTATTTCCCAAATGTATATGTTGGTGAGGGTGTTGAGGATAACGAAGCATTCAAGTATCGTCTTGTAAAAAATATCTTTAGAAAGGTTCGAGCAAGACCAGATCTGAGTCAGTATTCAACACTATTTGAAGGATATTCAATTAAACCCGACGAAACCCCATCTAATCTTGCATCAAGATTATTTGATGATCCATTTTTAGATTGGGCAATTCTTTTAGTTAATGATATTATTGATGTATATGAAGAGTGGCCAAAAGGTCAACAACAGTTAGAAGATTACGTAATCGAAAAATATACTGAAGATAAAAAAGATAATATTCATCATTACGAAACCAATGAAGTTTTACTTGATGATGGTACAGTCTTTATTAAAAAAGGAATTGAAGTTAATGAAAATTGGAGAACTACTTTACCAGACGGAAGTGTAAAAACAGAATCAGAATCCAGATATCCAGTAACAAACTTTGAGCATGAATATTTTAAAAACGAATTAAAAAGACAAATTCTAATTCCAGTTAGTAACATGCTGGAAATTATGGTTGAAGAATTTGAAGAATTAGTTTCTTATGAACCTCATTCTGAATTAGATGATGCAAACAATAAAAAAACAGAATTGAATATCGCATCTAGATTCCTTAATAACACTGGATCAGTTAGTTTTGCAAGTGCAATTCGTTCTCAATTATTAGGTGGTGGTGAAGTTACATTTAATGATGGACCAACCACAGGATTTAATGCTGGAGTTGCTGGAACAGTAACCAGTAGTGGTGGAGGTGGAAGTGCAGTTACTACAACTACTACAACTACTACAACGGTATCTTCTCCCTCGCCAAGTCCCTCGCCATCACCTAGTCCATCACCTAGTCCATCACCCTCTCCAAGTCCTTCTGGTGGAGGATACGGTGGGGGATATTGATCCTAAAGACTTTTATAACTTAGACATAACAAAAGACGGACTTGCACTAATATACAGGTCCGTCTGTTTTCATTTGGAAAAATGGCCAGGTGGTCATCCAGGTGAACAAGAAGCACTTGTTCAATTAAAAGATAACTTATTCAGAATAATTCTTGAAAAAACCTTAGAGTCCTAATTTTTGGCGGGAATTTTTTTTCGACTTTTTGGTAATCAAAGGTCGATTTTAGTTTTAACCCCCATCCATTTGACATCCAATCATACTACCTCCAACAATACCTAGAGGGATTGCCCACCAGCGACCATCTCCACGAGACAATGCTGCACCAGCACCAGCACCTCCAATGGCACCCAAGATAGAACCTTCAGCACAAGAGTTACCATCTTCATCCCGATGTGTATGACCAACATTAGGATGATGTTGTTCTTGATAGATGTTCACTCGTTTCTTACAAGGAACTTCAACACGTTCCTTATATGATTTAACATATCCAGGGTTCTTCATTGTACCAGGAACATACTCTTCACGATAGACTCGTTTGTAGCATTTTTCTTGGCGAGCATAACCAGATTGTGATTCATATGCTTGGCGATTACTACGATCACCAATACTTTCCCTGAAACGAGGACCACCTGCATGAGCAGGCAGTACAGTGAGCATCATTAAGGCAGCAAGTGCAAGTTTCATTGGTCTTCAATCAGTTTGACTTTGTAGATAGTAGTTTTTGCTTGCTTCTTTGCGAAGTACAAGTCCATTCTCTTCTTCAAATAATATAGAGCAACCAGAACAATGAGGAACTGGATGCCCTCTTCCCAACTCATGTTCCAGGCATCTACCAGGTCAAGTTGGGCTTGGGCAAACAGGTTCATTCTTTCTTTTCTCCTTTGTTGAATCCAAAAGGACCGAGTTTATCTTTGACTCGTTCCTTGAGTACAGCACCAGTAAGTGCTTCCATAACTTTCAGAACATCCTCTGCTTTGTGAGGACCAGGACCCATACGCTCTGCAGCGTAGTTGTATTTCTGAAAGAACTCGTCAGAGACGAGTTTATAATCTTCAACAGTGATTGGTTCAGTCATCAATCCTCCTCAGCAAGTTTAGCGAAGTAAGACAGAGTGTCATCTTCATCTTCTACAGGGGAAGCAGCGACTGCACTTTCACGAAGACCAGTGATGTCTGCATCATTGAATCCTCCACCAACGGGAGTGTCAAAGACTGCCTCATCTTGCTCATCGACACGAGGAGCAGGAGCAGCAGACTTACCAAGCACCAGATTCAGACGTGCTTGAAGTTGCTCGTAAGACTTGAAGTTCTTGGTGTCTTCAAATTCTGCGAGAGAATAACCTTCCTTCCAGATGGATTCCAGTTTGTCGTCATCGAATCCACCAAGCACACCAGGTGCAGCGAACTCAGACTTGTCATAGTTCCAGTAACCATCTACCTTGCGGATCTTCAGTTTGAAGTCAGCACCCTTCCAGAAGTTGAAAGGATCGACAGGAGTCTCGTCAGCGAATGCAGGTTGCATTGCCTCAACGAGTTTGTCAAAGATCTTCTTACCGAACTTGTAGAGGAAGACACGACCCTCGTTCTCGGGGTGAGCAGGATCGGTAACAACATAGATGTTGCTGTAGTAGGAGAGTTTACGCTTTTGAGCGCGAGCGATCTCCTTATCGCTATCACGACCACTGTTCCACAGTTCGCGATTCAGTTCACCGACAGGATCATCCTTGCCGAGAGTGGTGAGAGAGTTCTCAATGTACCACTGTCCACCAGGACCCTTGAAAGCATGGGACCAGACCTTCGCCCAAGGCATTTCTTCGCCATCGGGAGCAGGGAGGAATCGGATGACTGCGTAACCGTTACCAGACTTGTCCAGTTCAGGTTTCCAGAAACGCTCGTCGGCAGAAGAACCAGCAGCAGGCTGATTCAGTTTATCAATCTCACGGGTGAGTTTTGCAAAGGTGTCACCCTTAGAGGACGCCTTCTTGAGAGAGGCAAAAGACATGTTCGTATTCTCCGTATTGAATGTGTGTTTTGTGTGCTACTGGGTTATCGTAGCATACTATTTAGTCGTCGTCAACCTCGCGTCGTGCCGCTTGTTCGAGTGTCATAACCATTGCATCCATACACTCAGCGAGGTCCCGATACCCAAACGCATTTGATAGTGCGTTGATTCGGGTTTTCATGTCTGCTGCTTCAGAATCCTCCGATGCAGCAAGGCATAGTCTACCATAAAAAGTCTTCTGTTTGTCGATCAATGCCTTACAATCTTCGATATGATCTAACTTTTCTTGCCTGTTCATAGCAGCAAGTTGAGAAGTCATCGATGCGACTTCTTGATATGTGTCAAAGATATCTTTCAAATTATCTTGAACTTGTTCCGACTGAAAAAAATTACTCATAACTTCGTCCGTATAACTGTTAATATCACCTGTTTGTACTTGGAACAATCAACATTCAAAAAAGGTTTATAGTTTAATACTCTTCTCCTAACTTCTTTCCAAATAGGATCAGACAATTTCTTATCAAACTTCCCAATATATTTTAAACAAGTTTCAAATACAACTAATGTTTCTAATGATATCTCTCCAGAAAGATAATGTCTGATGAGAGGTGGGTGTGATCCATCCTTGACTTCAAAGATTTTGTCAAACTTATCTTGATAAGGTGCTTCAAAGTATGTGAGCAGGAGATCAACGTCCTGTCTAAATTTATAACAGAAAGATTCTTGAAGGGTTTTCCATCGTTCGTAATTACCGTCACTAAAGGACTTGATGTAACCTGCAGGATCAACCATAAAATTAGCGACAAAGTAATTCAAGATTTGATCCTGATCATACTTTGTCGCTAATTTTTTGAAAAAATAACGATCGCGGCGTTGTTCAAATGCTTTTTCAGAAGCATTTACTTTGCCTCTGTATTTTACATAATCATAGTGCTCTTTAGTGAAGTGCATCCGTAATGAAAGATACGTCTTATACACTTCAAATCCAGTCACAATGGCAGAACTCCTTTAGATCGTTTCTTCATATAGTTTAGACGCTCTGCTTCATGGCGCAAGCGTTCTTTTAGAGGTTTAGTCATCAATTTAGGAACAGTCTCTAATTCAATCTCATTCTCTTGACAGTAAGTTACCACTGCTTCAATGTAAGAAATGAGACCGTTACTGCGTTTCACCAAACGTTCAATCTCCATCGAGAATTTGGTAGGTGTGAGAAACTTGTCCTCTAAATTTTTTTCAGGCATGGACTTTTCCCCTGACGAATTCCTCGATATAGGATTTAAGTAATTGTAAATAGTCATCAAGATTGTACTTCTGAAATACTTGAATAGTTCCCTCTTCGGTGGCGATAAGTGTGACAATTTTTTGTACCTCTAAACCTGAACGCTCAAGGAACATCGCTGCATATGCAGTCTCTTGCACAAAATAATGCTCGATGTGATCTTCCTTCTTTTCTTTAGTTGAAGTTTTGAAATCGATTACTGCCAACTCGCCATCAAATTCAGCAATACAGTCTACACGACCAGCTAAACCGAGATAGTGAGAGTATAAGAAAGTCTCTAGACAGTGAATGTTATTAATACGGTCTAGCGTAGACTTTGCTGATTGAAACATTCTAACAGACAATGGATTATTTTCCAAATATTTGTTGATGTCTAGGGTATCTTTGAAATAATCTTCTGCAAGTGCGTGAAAGGCAGTGCCTCTCTGTGTTGCTCTAGCAGTAATTCGATTTGCTTCTGTTTCACCAATACGAGCTCTCCACTTTTGGAAGAACTGAGCGTTCTTAAACGATGTGATAGAAGTAACACTTGGATAATATTTATCCGCCCCAGGAATAGGGTAAAATCGTGTGCCATCTTTGCTCACAGGTTCGACCTCAACATGTTCATTGAGGACGACATCAACAAAATTAAACATTAGAAACCTAAATTATATTTGGTCAGCAAATAAGATTTGACAAGACCAGAACGAACGATATCCTCAATACCGAATTCTACACAAGTAAACTCACGCATACTCTGCAGAATTTTAATGAAGTCTGCAATACCAGACTTCTCATTCTCTTTAACAAGATCAGTCTGGGTGATGTCACCACACAACATGATCTTAGAGTCTTCACCGATACGAGTAATCATCGAATCAAGTTCGTGGAAGTTCAAGTTACTGAACTCGTCAACAATGACAATACAGTTGTCCATCGTGACACCACGAATGAAACTGGTAGACCAAAAACTAATAGTTTCTTGTGCTCTAAGATTATCATAGAGCATGTCAAAGGAATTGTCATCAGGCATAGAGAACATATACCTGACCATATTTTTATATGGAATTTGATAGAGAGCAGATTTGTCCTCATGATCTCCAGGTAGGAAACCAATCTCTCTAGTAGGTACGAGTGACCTTACAATATAGATTTTATCATAAGGTGTATTTTCGTCAAGTACCTCTTGGAGTGCAAGGTACAAAGTGATAAAGGTTTTACCAGTACCTGCAGCACCGTGCAGCAAAATGTTTTGACCCTCAGCATACTGCTCAAAGACAGTCTCCTGATTTGGAGTAAGAGGATTGATAGGCACCATGTAAGATGCATCAATCGGTTTCTTTCTCCGAATCTGCTTAGCGGTCATGTTAGAAGGGACAGGATTACTTGTTGTATTCCTTTTACGTGCTCTTGGCATATCAAGTAAAACGACTGAGGTTTGCTCGTGGGTGTGCTTTCTGGACCTTGGACATTACTTCCTTGAATCCATCAGACTGTTTAGGTTGACCGTAGGTAGTACCTGCAACGCCAGCCTCCCAGTCCTTGTCCCAATCGGGATTATCTTCTTTCCACTGACAATATTCTTTCATTGTCATACGGAATTCTTTTTTCTCTCCCGTCTTAAGATTTTTTACATTGTATGTAGGCATCTAACAATCCTCCGTTTTATTGTATTTTTTACGGCACTTTTTTACTTCTTTCATTTCATCCTTGATCATCTGATAAGCATCCTCAGCGTTAATTCTACCACCAAGTTCCATGGCACAGATAACTTCAACTCTAGTCCCGAAGTGTTTGAGTGCTTCCTCAAAACAATTTAGTTCTTCATACATTCCCATCAGTCAATCCTCAATGAGGGTTGAAGACAGTCACAGTCATCAAGTTGCTCAGGACAACCGCAGTCGCCGTCAGGACACCATTCAAGCGCCTCAGAGACGACTGGGAACTGGCAGATGAAATGCTGCTTGCAGAGTTCTGCAATCTCCATATGCTCCTTCTGGGTGCCGTTGGCAGTCCTCAGATTGATGTAATGGATCCATGACCTAAGATTTCCTGTCATGTAGAGTTTTGTCCCTACGGCGAGAGGAAGCACAAAACGTGCACACTCCTTTGCAATATCATCTTCAAGCATCTCTTGGTATAGTTTC